CTTCAAAGACGATTGTTGTGAATGGGAAGAAAAAGAAGACTAAAGTCGAGTCTTCTTGGAAAAGCTATTACGGATCGAACGAAGCTCTCCAGACCGATGTGAAAGAATTTGGTAAGGAGAACTTCAAAAGAGAGGTGTTAAGTATTCACAAGAGTAAGTCATTAGTTTCTTACTACGAAGCCAAGTGGCAGTTTCAAGAGGATGCTCTTTTGAAACCAGACCAATACTACAACTCTTGGATCATGGTTCGTGTTAGAACCGCACACATAGCTGGAAAAGAATGAAATCATTTGATATAGTTCCTCTTTACAAACGAGATAAAGACAAGATTAATTCTTACATGGAAATGTTTGAATCGATGGGATTCTTCTATACAGATGTATTCAATGAAGATGAATACAAAGATTATCCTTATGAAATCGAAGGTCTTTTTATGAAGGAGCATAATTAATGGCTTGGTGGAATAATCCGTTTGGCTTCAAAATTCGTAAAGATCAAGAAGAAAGTGTTTCTTTCGTAACACCGAAGAATGATGATGGTGCGATTGAGCGCATATCATCAGGTGCTGGCTTCTATGGCTACAATTTTGGATTCGAATTTGTACCAAAGAACGAAGTTGAGCTCATCAACAAATACCGTGCTCTTCAAATGCTTCCAGAAATTGATTCTGCAATTGAAGAAATCGTTTCAGAAGCAATTGTCGCAGAAGGTCTTGATGAAGATATCATCAAGTTAAATTTGAATGTTGATGATGATGAAATCCCAGAAAACGTCAGAGAAATCATATGCAATGAATTCGAAAATATTATTTCGATCATGCAATTCACATCAAAGGGACATGACATTTTCCGTCAATGGTATGTTGATGGAAGATTATACTATCATATCGTTGTAGATGAAGAAAATCTACAGGCTGGTATTCAAGAAGTACGTTCAGTCGATCCACGTAAGATGAAGAAGGTTCGCGAGATCCAGAAACATAAAACTGGACAAGGATTAGATGTCATCACAGATATCGAAGAATATTTCGTGTTCAACGATTCTGGTATTACAGAAAACAATGGAGTTAAACTTTCTGTTGACACTGTAGCATACACACCTTCTGGTCTACAAGACGAAAACAATCAAGTTATTTCGTATCTTCATAAAGCTATCAAACCTGCGAACATGCTTCGTATGATGGAAGATGCGATGTTGATATATCAGATGACACGCGCTCCTGATAGAAGAGTATTCTACGTTGATGTATCTGGTATGCCCAAAACAAAGGCAGAACAATATCTCAAAGATGTGATGACTCGTTATAAGAACAAGGTTGTTTATAACAGTGCTACGGGCGAACTCAGAGACGATAGACATCATATGTCTATGCTTGAAGATTACTGGATGCCGCGTCAAAGTAATGGTAGAGCGACTGAAATTACAACGCTTCAAGGATCTCAAGTTCAGGGACAAGCAGAAGCAATGGCAATGTTCAAAGACAAACTCGCCAAGTCGTTGAATCTACCTCCATCTAGATTACAAAATGACACACCATTTAATATTGGTCGTTCAATGGAAATTACTAGAGACGAAGTGAAGTTTGCAAAGTTCATCTCCAGACTTCGTATGAAGTTCTGCGAAACATTCTCTCAGCTATTACGTGTTCAATTAATTCTCAAAGGAATCATATCACCAGAAGATTGGAAGTTCATTCATTCCAAACTTCAATACGAATTCATCGAAGACAATAATTTCTCAGAACTTCGTGACAATGAAATTCTTGCTCAGAGACTTCAGATGTATCAAGATATATCTCCTCTTATTGGAACACACTTCTCAAACGATTATGTTCAAAAGAAAGTGCTCAGAATGAGCGAAGAAGAAATTGAAGAAGAAAAGAAGAAGATTGAAATCGAAAGAGAAGAGCAAATGGCTTTGATGAAGAAATATCCGAAGCTATATGGACCTGATGGAGTAAACAATGGATAAGATTAAAAATTTAATAGAAGCAATCAAATCAGAAAAAGATGTCGATGACACTTTCAATAAAGCGGTCTATCAGAAACTTGCTGAGAAATTAAATGAAAAGAAAAGAGAGATTGCAAAGTCTCTCTTTGGAAAGAAGACTGAGAAAGAATAAGATGATTGATTCAGCACGCCTGGCAAATGTTATCTTTGATCATGGTAAGAAGATACAACATACGGAATATTCTATGATTTGTGAAGAAATCGAATCCGATAAACTCACAATGAATTCTTATGTCATAGATTATAAGAGAAAAGATATGATCAACGGAAACATCTTCTTTTCTTTGAATGACGGAACAAGAATTCTTCTTAAAGAAGAAACGTTAAATACTATTACTTCATTAGATTTAGATAAAAATGCATTGATTGGTTATATGTCAGAGTCTATGGAAAATGTTCAAAACGTCTTACGGGAAATAATCAATGGCTAATAGCTCATATTTGATAAAGAATGGAATTACAGAAGTTGTTTACAAATTTGTAAATGATACGACTGCATCACCTGCAACATTTACGGTGACACTTGCTTCTCTTGCTAGATCCGATCAAGCAATTATCGGAACAGCGACGGCAAACATATCAGATCTATCGTTCAACGCTGAAGCAGGAGCGAACATCAAGATTTCACGTAATTCAAATCTTCAATACTACTTGACCGGAACAGGAAATCATTCTGGTGCATTTGGAAACGACAAACAAAATAACACTTCGGATATCGTGGTTGTGATGGGAGCTGGTACTCTCATTATGCGAATCTTGAAGGGTTCAGAATACAATCCAGTATAAGATATGACTAATAAGATTCTACTCATAGAGCAAAATTTAGCATCTGCTACAGAGACTCTTGTCGAAGAAGTCAATGGTAAAAGGTCTTTGAAGATTCAAGGGCCATTTCTGATGTTTGATAAGCAGAACAAAAATGGTCGAGTCTATCCAGAAAAAGTAATGGCTCCTGCTGTTGAAAGATACATAGAAGAATACATCAAACCAAAGAGAGCTCTTGGCGAATTGAATCATCCAACTGGAAGAATTTCTGTTGATCCTGAGCGTGCATGTATCATGACAGAATCTCTTGAAAAGGATGGAAAATATTTCATCGGTAAAGCTAAGGTTCTATCTACTCCTTTAGGTCAGCTATTAGCTAATCTATTGAATGATGGAGTCAAGATTGGCGTTTCATCAAGAGGCATGGGATCTACCTTCAAGAAAGATGGAAAAGTTCATGTCAAAGAAGACTATGAAATTAGAACTGCTGCTGACGTTGTATTTGATCCATCTGTAGCAGATGCATTTGTAGATTGTCTCATGGAAGAAACGCATTACCTGAAGTATGGCGATCTGCTTGTCGAGAAAGATCTTTATGAAAGTAAAGAACGAATTCGTAGAGTATCAATGAATAAATTAGAAGAACAGAAATTAAAAGAGTTTCAGAACTTTTTGAATAAAATTTCTACTCGATAACTATCGTTAAATAATAAATCGAAATACGGAGAAACATATGTCAATTGAAGAAAAGTTGCTGAAACTCATGGAAGCTAAGAAAGATTCTGATAAGGAAGATCCTACTGATGCTAACGCCGATAAAGCAAAAGATCCTGATGCAGGAGATCAAACAGCTGATCGTGTTGATCAAGAGCCAGCTGTATCTATCGAGAATCCAATCGATCCTGATTTGAAGAGTTCTGAGTCCGCTAAGGAAGATCCAGATGGCGATCCAGATGAACAAGATCAAGACAGAGTACAAGAATCAGCAATCGAAGAATCAACATTCACGATTGACGGAACAGAAGAAGCTAAAGACACTATCGGTCATGGTGACTGGACTATCCATCACCTAACTAAGCCTGGACATACTGGTGCTTCTATCGTTGCTCGTCATTCTGATGGAAAGACAAAATCGATCAACATCTATACAGGAAATCGCGAAGGCGCAGATAACCTGATGCAACATCCTTCGCATCTGAAGAAGATGGTTGATATTGCAACAGGTAAGATGGAAGAATCAACAGAAATCCAAGACTTTGTCAAGGAAGAAGAACTTTCAGAAGAATTCCAATTGAAGGTATCTACTCTGTTCGAAGCGAAGGTTTCTGAAAAGGTAAGTATGCTAGTTGAAGAAAAGACAACTCAACTAGAAGAAGAATACAAAACTAGACTTGACGAAGCTGTTCAAGTCTACGAAAATGAATTAACTGATAAGATTGATGGATACTTTGGCAAACTGTCAGAGCAATGGATGCATGATAATGAGTTAGCTCTAGAAGCTAGTATTAGGTCAGAATTGACTGAATCGTTTATGAATGGAATGAAGCAATTATTCGAGTCACACTATATCGACATCCCAGTCGAGAAGTTTGATATCGTTAATTCCCTAGAAGAGCAATTAAAAGCAAGCAAGGACGAATTGTCCACTGCGCAACAACTGCTAGAGGAACAACGCTCGGATTTGAATAAAGCCAACCGTGAGATTATCTTGGAAAACTCGACCAAAGGAATGACAGATATTGACTCTGGAAAATTCCGCTCCATTATGGAAGACTTTGAGTATGAAACATCGGACCTCTTTACGAAGAGAGCTGAGATCATCAAAGAATCTTTCTTTGGACAGAATAAGAAAGAAGTAAGCAATCTATCAGGTAAGAAGTTAGATATTTCATCAAAGAATTTGACAGAAGAGACTCAACTGGATGCTAAGATAGTATCTACAGATACTAATGTCAAACAATATGCTGATTTTATCAGAAAAACTTCGGTAAAAAAATAATAAATTGAATTGGATATTGTTAAGTATAAATAACATATCCATATCACACGAAAGGTTATAAAATGGAACACGATGTAAGTTTAGTCACTAAGTGGGGTGAAATCCTCGATATCGAAGGTAGCGCTCCTATCAAAGACGCATATCGTCGTAAAGTAACAGCTATTCTCTTGGAAAACCAAGAAAAAGCTAACAACGAAGGTAAGCAAGCTCTTTTTGAGTCGGCTCCAACCAACGCTGTCGGCGGATATGCTGATACAGGTGGTATTGCCAAGTATGATCCAGTCCTTATTTCTCTGGTACGCAGAACTGCTCCTCAGAATATTGGCTTCGAATTCTGCGGCGTTCAACCAATGGTCATGCCTACTGGTAAGATCTTTGCTAGACGTGCTAAGTACACGAACCAAGCTGGTACTGAAGCTCTCTTCCAAGAAGCTGATTCGGCATTCTCTGGTTCTGCTACTCAAGGTGGTTCTGTTCAAGCTGGTGTTAATCCAGGTTCATTGAATAGCACTCCTGCTGCTACGTTCACTTATGGTGTTGGTATCACTACTGCACAAGGTGAAGCTCTGGGTACTTCTGGTCAGCCTGCTATTCCTGAAATGGCAATGACCTTTGAAAGCAAAACAGTTACCGCTGTTACTCGTGCTTTGAAAGCTGAATACTCGCAAGAATTGGTACAAGACCTTCGCGCTATTCATGGACTTGACGCTGAGCAAGAATTGATCGACATTCTTTCTACGGAAATTATCGCCGAACAAAACCGTGAAATCATCCGTACCATTTTGGTATCGGCTGTTCCTGGTGCTCAATATGCTACTATCCCTGGCGTTTTCGACTTGGATACAGATGCTGGTGGTCGTTGGTCTGTTGAAAAGTTCAAGGGACTTATGTTTGGTATCGAACGCGATGCTAACCAAATCTCCAAGGAAACCCGTTTGGTCCGTGGTAATGTTATCGTTTGCTCAAGCGACGTGGCATCTGCCTTGGCTCTTGCTGGTGTGCTTGACTTTGCTCCTGCTGTTCAAGGTCCAGAAATTATCGACGAAACATCGATTACTTTTGCTGGTATCCTTAATGGTCGTTATCGCGTGTTCATCGATCCATACCTTGGTTCGAACAACGAAAACTGGCTTGCAGTTATCGGTAAAGGCGCTGATCCATATACGGCTGGTCTGTATTACTGTCCTTACCAAGCTCTTCAATTGCATCGCGCTATTGATCCATTGAGCTTCCAACCGAAGATCGCATTTAAAACTAGATATGGCATCGTTGCTCACCCATTTGCTAATCCTACGGACGTGAATGGTGGTTTGACAGCGAATTCTAACAGATTTTTTAGGCGTCTAAAAATCACGAACTTGCTGTAATTTTACAGCAGATATAGAAATATATCAAGAGGCCCTTCGGGGCCTTTTTCACATCTTATCTTTTCAATTCGTAGATTGCATGCCCGCAATCCCAATAAACTCTATATCCATTAATTTCAGCATTCTGTTGTTCTGTTTTATTTGGATCATAAATTTTACAAACAGATTGAATCGATTGTTTCTGAAATTTGTGTCTGGAATATGTTGTTTTCATATCAGTGTACATATATCCAGGATCGGTTCTTCCTATTTTTGTAAATCCTAATTTTTCATAGACAGAACCATTCCCAAATCTGAGATTAGCATACGTCATCACATCTCCAGATGTTCTTCTTAGAAATTCTTTGAATATTTTACTTGATCCTCCGAAAACTGTAGTCATTCTTTTAGCCGCCATCCGAACAATTTCCCATTCATGTGATCTACTTGATATTGGTCGTCCAAATGACATACACATGACTAGTTCGTTCTCGTATTCCAGACCGATGTACATTGAGGCGCCACGATTTCCTGATATGTGATTTTCTCTGAAGAAGTTCGATCCTGCAGAAGAATCTACATCTACTAGATTACATTTTCTTCCATGAATCTTGATGGTCATACCTAATTTTGCCATCAAAATTGATTTGATGATCTTCAGTTTATTCGAATCTCCTGTTTCTCCAACATCAACAAATCTTAGAAGCGTAATTCCTTTTTCTTCGCATAATCTTTGCTTGATCGAATGTTTATTTTTATCAGCAGTAGTTGGTTCTTCCGAATGATAGAATAAACCATCACACTCGATTGCAAGATTTGCACTTGGGATGTATATATCCAATTCTTTCCCAATCGCTGTTCTGTCTCGATCTAAAATTTCTATCGAATCATCCATAGATTTAATGAATTCTATCAAGTGTCTTTCGATCGCAGATTGGCTTGTACTCTTATCAGCTTCTATGCCATGAATTTTCATCCATTGTAAGATAGCCGATGGTGATATGTTATACTTCACAGCAAGTTCATCGGATGTAAACTCAGAATACAAAGATCGAAGTAATTCTGGATCGTTCTTTAGTTCTTCTGCTTCTTTTGAGATCTGCGAAAACTGTCTTTCTATCTCAAAGAATGTCAATGCATAATCTATAGTTTCTGCTGTCAGATTCATATCATCAGCAAGCCATTTTCTTGTCTTTCCGCTTTCTTTCCAAGCTTGCAAATAATCTACGTCAATCATCTTTGGATGCGATTCTTTTAATTTTTCCAAACACTTCTTATCATGATCATCTGCTTTCCATTTATAATTTGGACAAGATGGATCAAAGAGTCTGTGTCTGATCAAGAATCTTGATACATTCGTTGCTTCTGATGCTTTGACAAAATTATCGTATTCAATTCCATCTATGATGATCGGCTCTGCTGTTGTATTCTTATCAGCAGATCTGCATTTATGTGAACAATACGCATTGTACATTGGTTGAGGATCTTGTCTGAACACATTGAACAGTCCACATG